TGCATCGGCCTGTTCCGCTGTGGTTGGTTGCGCCGTAGTTTCGACTGTTGGTTCCGGTGTCTTTGCACCTGGTGTACTTACTTTGCGAGCTGCCATAAAAAAACCCTATCGTTGGTTGATAGGGTTACTGTGGGGGTATAGGTGTTCGGGTTTGTTGGGTGTTTAATCAATAATGTTTCTATCTCTATCCACCATTGCGCCACACTTAAAACATTGCGCTGTTCCTCTGTGGAACATGGATGTTTCAAAATGAAAACATGCTTCTCTTAAATCCTTTTGGCCTGCTTCATATCCTTTTTTGTGCCATTCTTGAGTGAGGGCGATAAATTCATCTTTAGAGCGCTGACGCTGTGAACTCCACCCCTGATAAGTCATCTGCACTGGCAAAACGCGGTATATATCGCCGTCTTTATCAAACAGCTTGTCACCGTGAATGAATCGCATGTTTGTGTAGAAGTCTTGATCTTCAAACCACTTTTCAAAATCACTCATCTTTCACATCCTTTGACTTCGTAAATATCACCAACATCATGAAAGTTATATTTTTGAGCTAGACGGCCAATCACCTGTTTTCTGGTTAGCGGTTTTTCAGTCTTAATATCCACCGTGTACCACGCCAGACCCAATCTAACGCGAGCCTCGTATTTACATGAGGCATTCGCCTGGATGGATACCATCAACAAAAATGCGATTAAAATAATTTTCATCCCATCACCTAAACTTATTAAAAAAATTACTATTCTTCGGCCCAACATACTGACACCATCCCCACAATTCACGCCAGTAAAACCAATCGCCGTTGGATTCCTTCCATGGCGTGCCGTCATGCTCGATATGGGTGTAGTCAGGTGGCATGAAATACCCCCTCTACAGCGGTGAACTCCTTTCCGCTTTCATCAGTCGCAGTAATAATTTTTAATCCACTACGACGGCCAATATCTACTTTTACAATGGTTAGCTTGCCTTGTGGTTTCCAGCATGGACTGTCGTGCGTTACTGTTTGGCCAACCTTAAAATCTCTCACAATCCTAACCCCCTATAAACTTGCTGATTGGCTCTTTGAACCAATACGCCAAAATTAAAATCGTTCCACAGATATAAAAAACCGTATCACTCACAACCCCAACTCCCGATCCAATTCATCAATGACCTGATCACACAGACCGCCGTCTTCAAAAATATCCATTTGGCCAATCTTGTACTTGTATGTCATCCATTCACCTACCAGTGGGTAGCGCACAATGCCTGTCTCTGTTTGCCACAGCAAAATGAATGCATGGCCGTTGTCATAATTTGGAACGCCACCACGCGCCCATTCTGAAACTGTAGAAGCACCAGACACAGGCAGAACGTCTGCAATCTTTTCGTGTGTCCAGCCGCATTTGCCTAAGTCCAGAATCATTCGATTGAAGTCTGGACGCTTATAATTTCGAAGTTTTAACTTGAACTCTTTGACCTTCTTTTTGGTATGCAGGTTGATAAAACGCGCGCGCGCGCGAGGGTCGTTCGTATATACCCCCTCTCCACACTCACCACCGACCAGTTGCAGCCCCATAGAACTTCCCATAGCAACCCCTATAATCATTAGATTTCCATCACTTTTATTTTGAGTAATCCGCCTTTTACAACATTGCCCCGGCGTACTATCAGCTCATCAAACTGTTCGTCATCTACGCAAAATTCACACTTCACCAGGCTATCAATCGTTGCTTTCAAGTAATTATCGATATCCCGTCTTAACCGATTCGGAAAATGAAACGTCACCTCCAGTTTTAACCGTGCTGCTGTTCTGGTTGGTGGTACCAACATGCTCACCAGATCGTGAAAATCTCTTGCCTCATCACTCAACTTGAAACCGCGTCCAGATTTCTTCCAATAGTGGTTTACTGATGGAGGAATGGCCGGCAAATTAAAATCTAAAATAACTTTTTCTCCCCCTGCGCTATTTCGCTCTAGTTTCGCGTCTACGGCGTTTTGTTCTGCTTCATGTGTCTTTGCTTCAATTTTGTTTTTAAATTGCACTGACGCGCATTCCTTGCGCAAATTGTGCTTATTCAAATGAACTTCTAACTGTTTTTCGCTCATGCGTATCGTCATGCAGTCGCCCCAAACAGTTGTTTTGCCTTTTCAGTTGGCAGAAATCCTTGTGGGTATTTTTTATCGCCTGTGATGTATCCAAGCTTCTCAAGTGATGCCAGATACTTCTGCACAGTTCTTTTGCTTACGTCTGAAACCACATCATCCAGAACATCCTGCACATAGGTTTTCTGCCTACGGAACGTAATGAACAAAACGATTTCAATCGTGAGTTCAAACATGTGGCCGTGTGATTGACTGATACTCATGCTGCACCACCTGTACGCTGATCATTCCAATTGCATTCGACTACGCTTAAACCACCTTGCTGAAACCGGGACCACAAACGATCACCTAAGTCTTTTTGCAGTTCTTCCAGGGTTAAATTGGAAATCAGCATGGTCGGCTTCATGCGGTCATAGCGTGCATATAAAACTTTGTGCACCAGCTCCCGGCGCTTATCACGGTCATGCAATCCGTATTCATCCAGAATTAATAAATCGTATTGAGTGAAATCATGGATTACAGATTTCTCTGTAGCGTCTGGTGCATCCCATGCGTGCATGATTCGTTGTGCCAGATCCTCACTGGTGATGTAGCGTGCATGCTTGCCCTTGTTGAGTAGTGTTCTGGCCGTTGCACAGCTCAAATGGGTTTTGCCTGTACCTGTAGGTCCTACCATCACAAAGTTATTCTTGTCGCCGTTGATCATGTTCTTGGCGAAGGAAACAACCTGATTTAAAGCGTTCTGGTGTCCTGCATGTTTCACCAGGTAATTTTTAAAACCTGACTGAGCATGACGTTCTGGAAGTTGAGCACCTGCAAAATGCTTTTCACGTACCTGACGATCCACTTCGGCCTGTGCTTGTGCGAGTTGTGCTTCATGAAACTCTACGGCGCATTTTGGGCACTTGTGATATGGGCCTGCTTGAACCATAGCGACCTGATGCTTGTTGCAGATCTCTTGAACTTTTTTGAGTTCAAATGAAAACGGTGACATTGCGTTCATACGAAGTCCTCCGGGATATCCACTTGGAAGTTTTCAACAGGTGCGTGATTAATTGGCTGATTTTTCCATACATCATTCACGTTCAGATTTGCGTTAGATTTCTTGGCTGCTTTTGGTTTTTCAGTCTTCGGTTTTGCTGGCTGGTAATTGCGTAACCAGTTCAACCAGGTGGTCATCCATTTTTGAGAAATACGTTCAGGTTGGCCAACTGACCATTGCGCCAGCTCTTTGAGTTGTTCAAGTACGATGTCTTGTGACAGCTTTGGAAAGCTCACAGCTGCTTGCGCCATGAAATCCTGTTTGATTGGGTAGGTCCCGGATAGATCTTTCAGCGTGTACAGCTTTGGATCGTCAGAGTGGTAATCAATAAAATTCAAAGCACCGCGATCCTGAGGAACAAAATCGGACGGCGCTTTATTCTTATTATTTTCTTTAATATTTTCTTTTAAATATATTTCTTTTACAGAGTGACATGCCATGTCACTGGTGGTAGGTACATGCTGTGTCACTGGTGTAGTAGCATCACATGTTACTGGTGCATAAGGTGTAGCTACATTCAATGCTACTGGTTTGAAATTTTTACCAGTGGCATGCTGTGTATCTGGTTTGGTTGAACCAGTAGCATCACATGTTACTGGTTTGACTGGTAAGCGCTGATCAAAAGTGATGCTATAGACATTACTTTTCCCATTTTCCCTATGGATGTTTACCAAGCGATATTTCGCTAATTCAGCCATATATTTACGTATAGTGCGCTTATCTTTAATGCCAGTGATTTTCATCACCAAAGCCTCACCCATTGATTTTTCATCCAAATGAAATCCATCAATATGTCTGTTTAGGAAAATAAGGCACTTGACGGCATCCCCATCAAGAACAGCCAAATAGCCTTCATCACAAATAAAATTAGGCAACGGCGTGAAGCCGTCTTCTTTACGAGTATCCACAATTGCCTCTTGTTTAGGTTTAGCAGGCTTTTGGAACTGAATAAGTTGAGCTGTATTCAAGACGTACGCTCCTTCTCAAAGAAAGATTTGACTTGGTTTGTGCCTTTGCGTTTGTGAGGTCTGTACCGCACGTCATAACAACACTTACAAGCAGCTTCATAGCCAATGGTTCTTTCACCCTTCTTGTTCGGCTTATTTCGGTAGGTAAACCAAAATTCATTATCAAGTGGCCAATACTCCTGGCACTCAATACAAAGTTTTTCTGTCCCCAATTCAGTTTCTATAAACTTAGGTGGTTTGATTCCTTTGCTAGTCGATTCATTGCGTGTTAAATTCAACATTGGTTACATGCCTCATTTACTTTTTGAGTGAATGGCAAAGATGCTCATCTGTTCGCGCAGATGGGCATTTTTTGTGCCTGTATGTTTTGGTGTGATATCCCTGATCGGGCGTGGCGCAAGCTCTAAACGGAATGTATCCGCTGTATACGTGGACAGGCTTAGCTCTTCAGACAAAAATGAGACATAACTTTCAACTTGTGAAATATCAGCAATGATCAATGCTCTTACATACTCAGAAAATGTTTGGTTGCGTGTCTTCCCAATTGCGGTGGCTTTTGCCTTCTCCATCCCTGTGCACCGAACAGTGCCAATTTCAGTTAATTTTTCAGACATACGCACCTACACACCTAAATTCTTAATATTGGCTTTTAGCTTCCCTTTCGTTGAGATCTCAAAAACCGCCTGGGTTCTTAATGGGATGCCTTTGCGCCAGTAATTAATTACAGATCGATCACGGCCAAGAATTCGAGCTAATTCAGCGTCACTTTTTGCGTTATAGAAAGCTCGCAAGTCATCTACGGTCATGTTTATTTACCTAAACTACATTGTTTAGTTTATTGAACGATAAGTTTAGGAATATGTCAATTTTTTTGTTTAGTATTTTAAACAAATATAAGGTTTCACTATTATGCAAACTACATCAGACAGAATTAGCCAGCGCATGAAGGAGCTAGGCCTGCAACACAAGGATTTAGTTGTTGCAACTGGGGCAAGCAAAGGAACGGTTACCAACTGGATTAATGGGGTAAATAACCCCACTGGAAAGAGACTGGTTCAACTAGCTCAAGCATTAAAAACTACCTCTAGCTGGCTTTTAACTGGAAATTCAACACCAGAATTTATGCAAGTTGAGCCATGGGATAGCAGCACCCCGCTTGATGATGATGAGATTGAGATACCTTTCTTTAAAGATTTCTCTTTTGCTTGCGGTGGCGGCTCTATTGGTGAGGCCATAGCCAATGAGACACGTAAATTACGAATGTCCAAGGCAACACTGCGAAACTTATCCATCACGAAAGAGAATGCTGTAGCAGCGACAGCAATCGGGGATTCAATGAGTCCAACTATTAAGGATGGCGATACGATTCATGTGGATCTAGGCAGAAAGAACATTAAAGACGGAAAGATTTTCGCTATTTGTCTTGGCGGATTGTTCTACTGCAAACGACTATACAATTTACCTTTGGGTGGTGTGCGAATTGTTTCTGATAACTCTGTAGAGTTTCCAGAAATGCATTTAAGTGCTCAAGAGATAGTTGATCAACAGTTGGAAATTATTGGATGGGTTTGGCAAATATCTAGCTTAGAAAGTTGGTAATACCTATGATTGACTCATGGCTCAACTATCAATATACAAACATATTGGGTTTCTTGATTTTTGCATCAGCTGTATGGCTAGCAACAAAATCAGATATTGCAAAAGATGCGCTTGCAATTCTGCTTGTTCTCTTACTCCTTGTGCCCGTCCCATTGGTTATGTTTGTACACTACTCAAGATCAAGTTGGATTGAATTTATTTTTTGTGGATTTATTCAAGTTGGCCTAACTTATCTATGCTTTGTTTTTGTTCGCTATATGTTTAATTATCATAAAAATTCTAGATATATTTTTTGGGAATAAAATACGGTAATTCAGGTCATGAAGAAATTAATTAAATTCATTGGAAGCATATTTAACACAAGTAAATCCACTATTACGGAGCCACAACCGCAACAAGCACAGCAAACTTCACCCCTCGACCCAATAGAAGATCAGCAAATATCTTTTGTGTTTAATGAAAAGCCTGCAAATGAAAAGAATTGCCCAAACTGCAATAAAGTCTTGCCATTCACATCCTTTAGATCCTCAAGTAAGCATGAAGATGGGTTAACAAAATGGTGTGTTGAGTGCTTAAGTGCACCTAGAGAATCAATACAAAGTAATAAGAAAAAATGTCCAGGCTGTAAAAAAACACGCTTAAAAACGAGCTTCTATAAGAATGGCAAACAGCCTGACGGTCTTACTAAGTGGTGCAAAACCTGTATGGATAATTCAAGAAAATAAAACCATGAAATTAACAACCCACCTCAATGGTGGGTTTTCTTTTGTCTATTAAATAATAATTAAATCTAAAATTCAAAAAAGTTCATTTTACTAAACAAAATGATTGACTCTATTTGTTTAGTTTACTAAACTAAATCTCGTACCCAATAAAAAGCCCGCAGGGACTGGAAATCTAGCGGGCTTGCAAATATGCGAGATAAGTATGAAACAAAATCCTATTCAAAGCAACCTGCCAGAGTTCGGTCAATCGAGCCAAACGTCTGAGCGTTTGTACCAGCACCCAGAACCGAAATCAGTAGCGAAAGAAGTTGCTTCAAATGTCGCTGCTTGGATGCTCCTGTTTTCAATCTTCTTTGGTCTGTCAGTCATGATTCTGCATGCAGCGGAAAAGCAGTCTGCGTATCAGGCGGAAGCCATTGCTCAAGCTGTTGGGGGTGCTAAGTAATGGCGGATCAAGTGATTACATTCACCCAAGAAGGTGAATTTCAAGCCTACTACGCAGCATGCGCATGGTGCAAAGAGAATGGTTATAGCCATGGATCTATGCAAGCTAGAGCGCCAATTGGGCTTCTTAGAGGTGATTGGATAATTGCTAAATGGCGCAACCTTTCTCCAAAAGAGCGTCAGCAGCTGGACGGAACAATTACGTGTATTGAGACCTTTCGTGAAGCGCCTATTCACGTCGTGATTAAAGGGGTGTGAAGTAGTGACAATTCTAGAAATCCATCCTAAAAACCCAATTCGAGTAAGCTTCCCCACGGCCTGTAAGCTGCTTGATGTGACCCGTGAATCACTTCGCCACACTATGCGCAAAGATCCAACGTTTCCACGCCCAATCAAAATGGGGACCACAAAACAAGCTCCTGTTTTTTTTGATTATGCCGAACTAGTTGCTTGGCACAACAGTAAGAAGGTGAGCCCATGAATGCCTACGTCAATCCTACCCGGATTATTCCGATCCGTGCTTCATCGTTAAGCGATCTGTTCGATTGCCCTGCACGTTGGGAAGCCAAGAATCTTTTAAATAAACGTAATCCAGCTGGTGCACGCACTCGCTTGGGTACCGCAATTCATGAAGCCGTAACCCAATGGGATCACCTGAACTTAATCGGTGAAGAAGTTAGCTTGGAAGAATGCGAAGAAATTCTGCATCACCAGATCTGGCAACCCAATGAAGAAGTTGATTGGTCTGATCTGGATCAAAACTCTGCTGAGTCAATTGGCCAGTCATTGATGCACAAGTACATCACCCACATTGCACCTACTCAGAAATTTATCGGTGTGGAAGTACGTTGTGAATCTTTGATTCTGGCTGATCTAGGTATTGAGCTTACTGGAACCATCGACCGCATTTATGAAAATGAAGATGGTGAATTAGGTATCTCTGATATCAAAACCGGTAAAGCTGCTGTAGGCAGTGACGGCGTTGTGAAAACCGTTGGCCATGCGCCACAAATGGGAATTTATACCGTACTTGCTGCACATGCTCTACAGGAACCAGTAACTGCCCCTGCCCGTATTTATGGCCTGACGACTGGCAAAACAGATAAAGGTCAGCACGTGGGTATCGGTGAAATTGAATCACCTGCAGAAGTACTGCTGGGTACTGAAGAAGATCCAGGACTACTGCACCACGCGGCCAAAATCATTAAACACGGTACGTTTTACGGCAACTCTAAATCAATGCTCTGCAATGAAAAGTTCTGTCCTGCGTATGCTACCTGCAAATTTCGTAAGTAATTAATTTTTTAAAAATAAGGAATAACACCATGACTTCTCAAGTAATGACAACTGAACAACTTCGTACTTCTCGCCAAGCTGCTCATGCTGCACCTAAACCGGTTGAAGTGGGCCTTACTTCACTTGAAGGCTTTGAACTGGCACAGCGTATTGCCAAGATGCTTGCAGCCTCAACCATGGTGCCGGAAGTTTACCGCGATACATTGAAAATCAAAGATGGTAAAGACCAGAACGGCAACTGGTTATATCGTTCAGAACCAAATCCAAACGGCTTGGCCAACTGTGTAATTGCACTGAACATGGCTAATCGCATGGGTGCAGATCCGCTGATGATTATGCAAAACCTTTACATTGTTGAAGGTCGTCCAGCCTGGTCATCTCAGTTTGTTATTGGTGCTATTAATACTTCTGGCAAATATTCACCGCTTCGCTTTGAAATGGAAGATCGTGGTGAAATTGAAGTGACCTATACCACTAAAGACTGGAAGTGGAATGAGCGTGCTCGCAAGAGCTTACCAGAGGAAAAAGTTCACACGATTAAACTGCGTAACATTGTATGTAAAGCCTGGGCAATTGAAGCCGGTACAGGTGAGCGTCTTGAATCTGCAGAAATATCGATGGAAATGGCAGTTAAAGAAGGCTGGTACCAAAAGAACGGATCTAAATGGCAAACCATGCCTGAGCAGATGCTTCGCTATCGTGCTGCCTCTTTCTTTGGCCGGATCTATGCACCAGAAGTGCTGATGGGTATCCGCACACAAGAAGAAGAACTTGAATCAATCATTGACGTAACACCTGAGCCAGTGAATACAGCACCGCAAACTTTGGACAGTATTAAGCAGAATGTTGTGAAAGAAGTTGCCACAGATGCACCTGCAGAAGAAAAGCCAAAGCGTGTGACTAAATCCAAAGACGTGAAGCTTATAGAAAAATTTACTGAGAGCTTAAAAAACTGCACCAAAGATTCGGAATTTGCTGATTTACGCGTTCAAGTTATTAATGAAGATGGTTTGAATATCGACCAGCAAGAAGATCTTATGAGACAGATCAATGCACGAGCTCAAGAATATTTGGTTCCAGAAACTGAGGCATCAAATACGGTGGCTGATGGCGAACTAAGCGTTGATGAGTTGAAGCGCCTGCAGCAAGAAGCCGAAGCACTGGTACAGCAAAAGAAACAACCCAGCTCTACGGAAATGAAAAAGGAATATGCCAAAGCCTTAAATACAGCGAAATCACTGGCTGACGTTCTGGATATCGAAGAACAGATCGAAAATGACAATGCTTTGACTCAGGCAGACTTCCAGTACCTTCAAGCAAACATTGAGCAAGTACGCGGCAAGTTTGAGGCATCACAAGCGCCAGCTGTAGATCCTCTCAAAAGTGGGTCAGTTAAAAGCGGTCTTATCCTACTGATCTCTGATGCCAAGAACGGTGAAGATCTTCGACAAGTCGCCCAGCAAATGAATGCAGCGAAGCCGAACTTGACCAGTGAGCATCAACAGGAATTACTGCAAGCCTACCAGCAAAAAAAGAAATTGATCGAAGATCAGATGGATATGTTCCCAAATAAATAATACGGATATGGCCACGCCTCCGGGTGTGGTCTACAGGAATAAATTATGAAAGTTATCCCATTAAATTTATTGATTCCGTTTAGAAACTGGCTGGTTAAAAACGGATATCGTGGCGTGAATCGTGGCGACCACATGACAGCCTGGAAGCCGAAGCACAAACAGATTGAGATCATCGGACTGCAAATGAATAAACCTTGTCAGCCGGTATTTAAAACGTTCTTAGGCCAGTACCTGGAACACGGAAAAGAATTTTTAGAGGATTTGGCGTGATGGATATTAAAGAAGAAATATTGGCTCAAATGGATAGTGCATTAAGACCAGAATTTGACAAAGCTATCAACAATACAATCGAAGGAGCATTTAAAGAAGATGTCAAAACACTTGGGTTTATGGTAGCTAATTCTATCAAGTGTCAGTGGGAAGTAATGAAGCCTCACTTATTCTATGCCTACTGTTTAGGTGTGAAAGCTCAGGAAGCTAAGGCCCAAGCGGTGCCGGCTCAATTGGATGTCAATTCAATACTTCATGATATTGATTGCTATTTTGATAATGGTTTGAGCAATACAGAAAGAACCGCTAATAACTTGCTTCAGTCAATTTATGAAAAGTTGAGTGGTGAAGTTAAAGCACAGGAACCAACCAATGACTAACATCTACAAAATTGAGTCGATTGGCGACTTCTTGAAAATCCCATCTGATCGCATCCATGTTTGCTTGCAGGAAATGGCTGATCACATGGCTGAATTTAAGGCCGGACTGGAAGCCTTAGGCATAGAGCCAACGGGTGCTGAAATTAAAACTTTCACCTGGGAGGATGATGGAAAAAATGATCTAAACATCACCCTTAATTGCGTTGATGGTAGATCGGCTACTGTGAAAATTATTCGTGGAGAGCCAGCCAATGACTGAAATTCAATTAACCAAACTTCAATTGGCGAATTATGTTTGTGATGAGCTGCATAAAGAAATGCCATTTGATCTGATTTTTAATCAGGACGAATTCGTGCCATTTATGGAAATCATTGATGCTTCAAACCTTAATGTTGGATTTTCAGTTAAGAATATCGGTGACAAGATTCATGTCGGTGTAACTAAGGGAAATTCAAACGGTATATATCAGGCATTGAGCAGCTACATCGCTCAGCATCAGAAGCCGGAAAACTGCATCGATCAATTTATTGCTAGTGGTGAATTTGATAAGGCTTTTAAGGATGTGTTTGGTTTACCGGAATCTGTGGTGAAAAGTTTAAAGGAGGTGTCTTGATGGTTTTATATATCTCAACGCCTGAGTTACTAAAGCGTTATGGGGTAACAAAAGGCACTTTGATCAACTGGCGCAATAAAAAGGATTTTCCTGAACCAGTGATCAAAGCACATGGGCGCTCAAGCAGCCGTTACGGGATCAAAGCCGTGGATGCCTGGGAAAGAGACAACGGATTGCTTGAATCACTTGAAATACAGCCTTTGATATCAAAGCGCTCGTAATTGTCCAATATGGCGCAGAGCTTGAAGAACCACTTTTCATAAGCCTGCGCCTGATCATCTAAATACTCGTGTAAATCATAAGTCCCCCACACTGCAGGTAAACCATGGCCAAGCATAATTTCACAGATATGCGGTGGTGCCAGTTCGGATATATGCGTTCTCATTGTTCTGCGTAAATCATGTGTGGTCCAGTGCTGGATCTCCACACCAAAACGTTTACGCACATTCTCATTCACATATACAGGGATAGTGGTCTGAAAGCTTTTGGCCAGCATGGTATAGGCTTTGCCTTTTAAGTTCGGGAAAGCATATTCACAGCTATCTGGTGAGAGTGAGAATACATATTTAAGAAATGGCACAATTTGCGGAATGATCGGCCGGATAATCGGCTTATGGGTACGGTCCCCCATCTTGTGATTCTCTGGTGGTACGTGCCAGATCATTTCCTGAAAATCGAAGTCCGACTTCTTGGCCAGCCTTAATTCTGATACACGACAACCAAAGAACAGCAGCATGATAATAATGGCTTTGTTTTTTGGTGATATGGCATTGGATCTCAGTGAAGCATGCACTACCCAGAATATTTCCTGTTCTGAAAGATAACGCGACCGTTTCACTTTCTTCACGTTTAGATCCGCTGCTCTCAAGTGCTGAATAGGCTGATGCTGTAATTTTCCGTGAATGCATCCCCAACGCATGATCATTCTTAAATTGCCTAGCACCTTGATCGATACGGTTTTAGCATCTGCAGCAATATCAAAAAGCAATTGTGACCACTCTTGCAAAGATACGTCATCACAGATCCGCCTACCTATACGCGGATAAACGTGCAACTCGAAGGCCCGATAATCATCCTTGTACGAGACTTTATGAATGGCCACCGTATTAAACCAGAGATCGCAAATGTCTTTGACTGTGAGCTGTTTCAGATAGTCGCTTTCCCCTTTCAGTTTAAGCTGCATCGGATCTTTGCCCTGGTCGAGTTCAGTTTTATATTTATGTACCTCTACCCGGGCATCTTTTAAACTGAGTAAAGGATAGGTCCCTAAGTCCAGTCTTTTCGCCTTGCCGCCAAAACGATAGCGATATTGAAAGACGATCTTGCCTTTAGGTGTAATTCGAACTGACAGGCCATCCCGATCCGTCACCACCTCAACTTTTTCACGCGGTTTCCCATTGTTGGATTTGAGCCAACTATCACTTAAAGCCATTTAAATTTTCCAGTCCAAATGTTCTATACTCTGTACATATTCAGGCAGAGCAAAATTATGTACACACATATGTACATATTTTTTCTTGAAAGGTAAATGACTTTGTTGAACTTTGAAATTATTTGATTGTCGTTAATAAACGCGAAAATTGAGTAATTCTATTGAATCTAAAGCTTTTCTATATGCTTTGTTGAACTTTGAAAAACTTTGGAGAATCTTGAATGCAAAAGCCGACTATAATTTTCGATATGGATGG